CAAGTACAAACGGGTGGCCTGTAGTACCAATTGGTGAGCTGCTATCGCGTAACGATGCGGTCATGGAAGTTTCGACTACCGACACGTATCGTGAGGTTACCGTTCGCCTTTGGGGAAGAGGCGTTGTGCTCCGTCGCGAGGTAGGTGGGGAGGAACTCTCAGGACGGCGCTTTAAAGTATCGGCAGATCAATTCATCGTATCTCGTATCGACGCGCGCAATGGCGCAATGGGGGTCGTCCCGCCGGAGCTCGATGGGGCCGTAGTGACAAATGACTTTCCGACCTTCAATGCCAACCGTTCTCGAATTCTGCCGGCGTTTCTTGGTTGGCTCTGTAAGACTCGTGCGTTTGTAGATTCATGCCGGATCGCGAGCGAGGGCACGACGAATAGAGTGCGCCTAAAGGAACGAAAGTTCCTCGAACTACCTATTCCCCTGCCTCCGCTGGAGGAACAGCAACGGATCGTGGATCGTATCGACCGCCTCGCTTCCAAGATCGACGAGGCGCAGCAACTGCGAAGGCGGGCGAATGGCGAATGCGATGAACTTTGCCGAGCAATCCTTCGAGACGACCGTTGGGGATCGCCAACCCCAACGCCAATGCACGAACTGGTAACGTGGCGAAAGCCGCATATCTCTGTTGATGCAACGGAGTCCTACGACTTTGCCGGGGTCTATTGCTTCGGCCGCGGCGTGTTTCGTGGTCAGCGGAAGTCGGGGATGGACTTTTCCTACAAACTGCTGACGCAGTTGCAAGCTGGAGAATTCGTCTATCCCAAGTTGATGGCCTGGGAGGGAGCGTTGGGCATTGTGCCCAATGAATGCGATGGTCTTTACGTTTCGCCCGAATTTCCTGTTTTCACGATTAACGAAGATCGAGTACTACCTGAGGTTCTAGACGTGCATTTCCGGTCGCCATCCGTTTGGCCAAGGCTTAGTAGTGCAAGTACGGGCACCAATGTTCGCCGTAAGAGGCTCAACCCGAAAGATTTCCTGAAGTACCAGTTCCCGCTTCCTCCTCGCCCTGCGCAGATAGCGCTTCGCGCGGCACGACGGAGGATGAGCGAACTGCAGCCACTCCAGAACCAAGCGTCTCAGCTCGATGCCCTGCTTCCTTCGATCCTCGATCGAGCATTTAAGGGGGAGCTGTAATATGAGCAGGAAGCGTCCGAAGCCATTCGGCGAGGTCCTCCGCGAAACTCGTGAAGGGAAATACAGTCTCCGCAAGTTTGCTGCTTTAGTAGAAGTTAGTCCCACGTACTTGTCTCAGGTCGAACAAGGCAACGTCGCGCCGCCGACAGCCGACCGCGTCAAGCGGATGGCCGACGCGCTGGGAGCGAATGCCGATGAATGGATTGCGCTCGCCGGCCGTGTGCCCGAGGACATCCCAGAGATTATTCAGGAACGCCCGACAGAGTTCCCCGACATCCTACGCGCCATGCGCGGGCTAACTCCCGATCAGATCCGTAGGCTACGGGATGACGCCGAACGAATGAAGAAAGAAGGCAAAGGTTAGAGGAGCAAATCATGGCTAGACGCATTGCCATGCCCGGACCGAAACTCCGCTACATGAAGGACCAGGAGTTCGAGGACGAGGCTGCGCTTCTCTTAGCTGAATACAGTCGGCAGCACGTTGCGATCACCGCGCCTCCGATCCCCGTCGACGACATCGTCGCCGATTATCTGCGACTCAGCGTCTTCTATAAGGATTTGAAAAAGGAGTTCGGCGTCGACGACGTGTTGGGGGCTTTATGGGTGAACAAGCAACAGGTCGACATCGACCTTGCCCTGGTGCCCGAAGATAATCCTTCGATGTTAGGCCGTTACCATTTCACGTTGGCCCACGAAGCGGGGCACTGGCGATTGCATCGACATCTATTCCAGCGAAAGGCAAATCAGCTAACGCTGCTGCCAGATAGCGTCGCGCGCCCCGAGTACATTTGCCGCTCAAGCGACACGGAACCGATCGAATATCAGGCCAATCGATTTGCCTCTTGCCTGCTCATGCCACGCGACATGCTGAAGCGAGCATGGCATGAATGGCACGGCAGCATGAGCCCTATCTATCTCGACGAGCTGGCCGCGGCTTATGGCCAAGTGCCATCCAGCGCGAAGGACGACCCAATCACCAGAAAGCTATTCGAAGATGCAGCTCGTCCGCTCGCTACGACCTTTGAAGTGTCGCCCGATGCGATGCGGATTCGACTCGAAGACGTGAAGCTGTTGCTCCGAAAAAAGGAACCGTCGCTGTTCGAGTGAACGGCGTATTTTTTTTCACAAGGCGTTTACCGTTCAGCGTACAGGGACGCCCCAATTGGGAGGCTAAAGAATGGCCAAAAAGTCGACTCGCAAGGTACCTACTTCGGGCAAGTTTACCAGTGATGAACAGGAGCTGATCCTCACTGATCTGCTGGCGCTCAAGAAAACGCAGATCGGCGCTTTTCTTGAGCGTAATCGATTGTCGAAATCGGGCACGAAGGATCAGATCCGAACGCGCCTAGAAGAAGCGTTGGATGATGAAAGCATCGTGCTCTCCCAGGTCGTAGAGTTCTTGGACGAAGTGATCCCGTGGGGAAAGCAACACGTCTGCCTCTATACAGGGCCTACGACGTCAATAACCAACTGGCGGAAACCGGTTTGGCTGGGAGAGTACCTCAAGAAACACCGGGTTGGAAAATACCTAAACGCCAGCCTTCCGCTCGTACTACCAGAGAAGATGAAGATCTCGTCGATTTTGCATAACGAACGCCGCCTCCGTGTCACAGCCATCAAAAGACGTGATTGGTGGGAGAGAAATCCCGAATACGATAGATCGGATGCAACCCTAGCGGGTGACGACATCGAGCTACGCGCGTATGTTCACCGCGTGACGCGCAGCCTGGTGGCGTTTGAGTGGGACCTAGTTGCCAACGTTGCGATGCTACAGATTTCGCAGCTTCCAAGCAGATTTGACTATGGAAAAGTTGCAGAAGAGTTCTTCACCCTCATTGCACCGTGGCTCGACGCTAGCCGGTTCTCGCTTGTGGATATGCGGCCCACTATCAAGAAGCTGCACGAGCTTGAGGAGGATCACCGCGGTGAAACCCGCTCTCATAGCATCAATTACCGAACGACTCAGGGAAAGCGCTTCGAAGGTAAGAGTGCTTCGCCGGACGATCCGCTGCTTGGCGACGCCGTGATCGACGCAGCGATGGGCGCCGTGCGCCGGGCGAGCGTAGGGCACCTCGGTAACTTCTATTGGCTCCCAACGAATGGCAAGAAGATCAAAGGCAATCCATTAGAATCTGAGGTGCATGTGATCGTGGTTGGTTCCCACAACCGAGTCAATTTCCCCACCCCCAACGCCGAACAAACGATTAGATATGTACTTTCACGAATCCGAAGCCATAGCGCATGACCATCGAGATTTGCAGGACGTTGTTGAACAGATCGACTTGCAGCTCGCGACCATCTTCGCGCCGGCCCCGCTCCGCGCAGACGATATCTCGTGCGCCATTGGGTGTGATACGAACCAGGCGGTGGCAGTGTTCGAGTTGTTCGCAGGGCGCGGGGTGCTGAAATCTGAGGCAATGGTCGAATGCGAGAAGTGCCAGAACCTAATGTCTGCCGCAAAATTTCACGAGGCGTTCGAAGACGAGGATGAGTTTACGTGCACGAGTTGCGGACATCCTTTTCGTGGCCGCGAGCGGCCGTTCGTGGTATATCGCATGACGAGTGATGCGCTTACTAGGGCTAAGCCGACGCTACCTGAAGCAGAGGCGCCGTTTGCAACTATCGAAGAACCGCTTGGCAATCGAGCGATTTTGGTCCTTATTGCAATGCTGGAAATGGGCGCCTTCGATTCGGATTCAAAACGCACCACCGAAGAGATCGCAATAAAGGCACTAGGCAACAGCTCGGATGCCAATTCGCTCAAGGGCGTTATGGCCGATCTCAGCACACGCCGCCTGATCGATTCGAAGACCGGTCGCGGTGGGGGCTGCTGGTTGACGAGCGCCGGCCGAGCCCGTGCGGAAAAACTCCGCAACCATTTGTCAGAAACTCCGTAACTGTTTAGGCACCCTTTGCGCACCGATTGAAACAGCAGTATTCGTGAAACTTCCCTTCGTTGGCTGCACCAAATGGTGAGCCGTTCTCAAACGAAGGAGAAGTTCGATGGTTACATCGGCAGCAGCGCCCGACGGGGGGCGCAGCAATCCCCCGCACCTCTTCAAGAGTCATCTTTCTCCCGCCCGCCAGGGGCTGCTCGAGTTGATGCAAGACGCCAACTTTGGGCGCATCGAGAACCTGGCTGTTATCGATGGTGAGCCTATCCTCGAGCCGAGGCCTGTGGTCGTTCGCGAACACAAGTTCGGCGGCGAGAACGGCCCGCGGCCAGAGCGCGGCGCAGCCGACTTCCTGCTCAAGCAGCAGATGGTCGAGCTGTTCGCCTTTATCGACGACCTGCGAGACGGCGTAATCGACGTGCTGGAAGTCAAGCACGGATTGCCGTTCCGAATGATGGTCACGGAGGCTGCCGCCTAAGTTCGGGGTTGGCTCCCTTCGACGAGACCAATCGTTTCTTTAATTTGTTCACCTGACATTTTGCCGGCCGCAAAGCGGAGGCGATTGTGGGCGACGCCGATCATGGCGCCCCTCGCATCGCCTCCGCTTTTTCGTTGGCCTGCATTCCCTGCCATTCGTCGTTGGCCCACGCCACCGCTCCTCGCCGGCGAGGAGTTCCTTAAGTGGGTTATCAAGAAGACTGTGAAAAGATCGACCGATTCACCCGTGGCATCATCCGGCGCAAGGTCAAGCAGTTGATCGGGCGCGCGGGCTTTACCCGAGACGACTGCAAGGACCTCGAGCAGGACCTGTACGTGCGGGTGCTGCAGAGCCTGCCGCGATTCAATCCTGACAGGGCACATCGCAACAAGTTCATCACGGCGGTCGTCGAGCGGCATGTGGCCAACCTCCTGCGAAACAAGCAGGCGGAGAAGCGTGATCATCGACGCGTCTGCTCGTTGAACGTGACTCTGGAGGTCAGGGACGAGGGACTCACGGAACTGGCCTACACGATCAGCGACGGCGCCCTCAACACCCGTCTAGGCCGTCGGCGAATCAGTGACGAGGACCTCGTCGATTTGACCATCGACCTCTCGGAGGAGATCGCGAAGCTGCCGGAGAACTGGCGAACGCTGCTGGAGCTGCGCAAGTCGCAGACCATGCAGGAGATTGCCCGTGAGATGGGCATCCCGCGCACGACTCTCAACGAATGGCTGCGGCGCATTCGGCAGCGATTCGAAAGGGCCGGCCTGCGCGACTATCTGAAATAGCCGTCGTCATCTCGCGCCGAAACCGGGTAGGTCAAGGATAGACACCCGGTTTCGGACGCGAGGGACGCAACATGAGCAAGAAGGACTTGTATCGCTACGCGTTTACTCCCGGCGTGCCCATGGAAGAGGTGGAGGCGTCGCTGTTGCTGTCGATCATGGCGACCGAAAGTCTGCACGGCGAAGCCCAGACGCGCCTTGACGCCGCGCATCACCTTGACCCGATCAAGCGCGCCTGCGTCATCGACGCGAGCACGCCGGTCGGCCGAGATCTCAATCGCCTGTTCACTGGCTTTATGAGCCGCGAGTTCGGCGCCGACGTGTTCGTCGTCGAGCGTATCGAGGAACACGAGCACTTTCCCGAGGAGGTCGCCGCATGAGCCTGTTGACACAGGTCCAGCGCGGGCGAACGGCACGCCCGCCCCGAGTTCTGCTTTACGGCGTCGAAGGCATCGGCAAAAGCACCTTCGGCTCGCACGCCCCCAAACCCATCTTCATTCAGACCGAAGACGGGCTCGACGAAATCAACTGCGACAGATTTCCGCTGGCGACTACGTTCGACGAAGTCGTCGGCGCGCTGGCCGAACTCCGTCGCGAGGAGCATGACTACGAGTCGGTCGTCATTGATTCGCTCGACTGGCTCGAGCGCCTCGTGTGGGACAAGCTGTGCGCCGAATGCGGCGTCAACTCGATCGAAAAGGTCGACGGCGGCTACTCGAAGGGGTATACGCACGCCCTCACGTACTGGCGGGAGATTCTCGACCACCTCAACGCACTGCGAAACGCTCGCGGCATGGTCGTGGTCTTGATCGCGCACTCGAAGGTGGAACGGTTCGAAGATCCCGAGTCGAGTCCCTACGACCGCTACTCGCCCCGCCTCCACAAGCATGCCTCGGCGCTGGTAAGCGAGTGGTGCGACGCCGTCTTGTTCGCCACTCGGCGCATCCGCACACAATCAGAAGACGCCGGTTTCAATCGCAAGCGGACGATCGCCCACGCAATTGGCGCCGGCGGCGGCGAGCGGATTCTTCGCTGTGTCGGCGGCCCGACCTGCGTTGCCAAGAACCGCTACGGCATCACCGAAGAATTGCCGCTCTCGTGGGCGGCCTTCATGCAGGCCATGTCCAACCATCAACCTCAAGGAGAAACGGCCAATGGCTGATCTATCCGGATTCGACGCAAATCAGATTGAGCCGACCGGGGACTTCGAACCCATTCCCGCCGGCAAATACCTCGCTGTCATCACCGACAGCCTCATGAAGCCCAACAAGGCGGGCACCGGGAGCCTCCTGCAGCTGACGTTTCAGATTATCGAGGGCGAGTATCAGAACCGCCTGCTGTGGGTCCGGCTGAACCTCGACCACCCGAACGCGACTGCCGTGCAGATCGCTCGCGCGGACCTGTCCGCCATTTGTCGGGCCGTGGGCGTCTTGGCCCCGAAGGACTCGGTCGATCTGCACAATCTGCCGCTGGTGATTCACGTCCGGTGCAAGAAGCGCACCGACACGGGCGAGATCGTCAACGAGGTCAAGGGATACGCCAAGAAAGAGGCTCCCCTGACGGTCACCACGACGGCGCCCGCCGCCAGCGCCTCGCCGCCCTGGAAGCGCTCGTGATGCTCGAGCTAGAGCTGCCGTACCCGCCAAGCGTCAACCACTACTGGCGCCGCGTCGGGACTCGCACCCTCATCAGCCGCGGGGGTCGAGCTTTCCGACAGCAGGTCTGCTCGCTCCTCGCCCTCCAAGGCGTTCGTCCCCTGGCGGGCGCCTTGGTGGTCGAGGTGATCGTGTCGCCGCCGGATCGCCGCCGGCGGGACATCGACAACGTTCAAAAAGCGCTGCTAGATGCGCTGCAGCATGGCGGCGCTTACCACGACGACAGCCAGATCGTGCGGCTGACGATTGAGAAGGGCGAGCCGATTGACGGCGGCAAAACCATCGTCCGCATCCGCGAGGCGCCAGCCTAGATGATCACGCTCAGGCCCTACCAAGAAGAAGTCAAGGCGGCGGTCTACGAGCACCTGCGGACTCGGGACGACAATCCCTGCGCCGTCGTGCCCACCGCGGGCGGCAAGACGCCGATCATGGCTTCGATCTGCAAGGACGCCGTAGGAAATTGGAACGGCCGGGTGCTCATTCTGGCCCATGTGAAGGAGCTCTTGGAGCAGACCGCCGAGAAGCTCCGGGCCGTCTGCCCGGAAGTGGACTTCGGGATCTACTCCGCGGGCCTGAAGCGCCGCGACACCACCCACGCGGTCATCATCGCCGGGATTCAGAGCGTCTATCGACGTGCCTGCGAGCTCGACGCGTTCGACCTGGTCATGGTCGACGAGGCCCATCTCATTCCGCTCGAAGGGGACGGGATGTATCGGCAGTTCTTGGCCGAGGCGCGGGTGATCAATCCCAACATGCGAGTCGTCGGATTTACCGCGACGCCGTTTCGCCTCAAGTCGGGCGCCATCTGCACGCCGGAAGGGATTCTCAATCACGTTTGCTACGAGGTGGGCGTTCGAGAGCTGATTCGCGACGGCTACCTATGCCCGCTGATCACCAAGGCCGGGACCAGCAAGGCCGATTTTGTCGGGCTGCACGTCCGCGGCGGCGAGTTCGTCGCCGACGAGATGGAGTCGCTGATGAACGACGAGCGACTTGTCGAAGCGGCCTGTGCCGAGACGGTCGCTTACGCGACGGACCGCCACGCCGTGCTGATCTTCGCCAGCGGCGTGAAGCATGGGGATCACATCGTCCGGATTCTCCGCGAAAAGCATAACCTCGAATGCGGGTTCGTCACCGGCGAGACGCCGACCAAACAGCGCGACGCCATCCTGGGCCGATTTCGCCAGGGCGAGCTGAAGTACCTCTGCAACGTGAATGTCCTCACGACCGGGTTCGACGCTCCTCACATCGACTGCGTCGCGCTGGTCCGCCCGACGATGTCGCCGGGCCTCTACTATCAGATGGTCGGCCGCGGCTTTCGCCTCCACCCGCAGAAGCAGAACTGCCTGGTCCTCGACTTCGGCGGCAACGTCCTGCGGCACGGTCCGGTCGATGCCCTCGCTATTGCAACCCCTGGCGCCGGGGGCGGAGAGGCGCCCGTGAAGGAATGCCCCGAGTGCCAGTCGGTGATCGCCGCCGGCTACGCCAAGTGCCCTGACTGCGGGTACGAGTTCCCGCCGCCAAATCGCCAGAAGCATGAGGCGCAGGCGGCGTCGGTCGGGATCCTCACTGGGCAGGTGACCGACGAGGAATACGAGGTCCAAGACGTCAACTACAGCGTCCACGCCAAGCGCGGGGCGCCGCCGGAGGCGGCGCGTTCGATGCGCGTCACCTACCGCCTGGGACTAAGCCACTGGCAGAGCGAGTTCATCTGCGTGGAACACGACGGTTACGCCCGGCAGAAGTCCGAGGCATGGTGGCGGCGCCGGTCGCCCGATCCGGTTCCCGATTCGGCCGAGCGGGCGGTGGAGATTGCTGAGGCGGGCGGGTTGGCAGCCACTGAGGCGATCACGGTGCGGACCGTGGTCGGCGAGAAGTACGACCGCATCGTCAGCTACAAGCTTGGCCCGCTGCCGGCGCCCGTGCCGGCAGGGGAATTTGGCGAGTACGACCCCGACGAGGTCCCCTTCTAACCATGTATGACGTCGCCGCCTCCTATCTCCGTGCCGGACTGTGCGTGCTGCCTGCAGTCCTCGCCGAGAAGCGCCCGGCGCTTTCCGGTTGGAAGCAGTATCAGCGGCGGCTGCCCACCGAGCGGCAGGTCGAAGCCTGGTTCGGCGCCGCCGAGGGGCTGTGCGTCCTCACGGGCGCCGTTTCCGGCAATCTGGAACTCATTGATTTCGATCATCAGGCTGAGCTTTACGACGCATGGCGCGAGCTCGTCGCTGAGCAGGCGCCCGGGCTCGTCGAACGCCTCATCATCGAGACGTCGCAGTCCGGCGGCAAGCACGTCGCATACCGCTCTGAGGCGCCGATCGACGGTAGTTTCAAACTGGCCCAGCGGACGGTCGTGGCGCCAAGCGCCGATCCGATCGAGATCGCCGGCAAGACCTACGTCCCCCGTCGCGTCGGGGACCGGTTTGAAGTCCTCTGCACGCTCATTGAAACTCGCGGCGAAGGGGGCCTGTTCCTGTGCGACCCCACGCCTGGATACGCCCTGCAGCAAGGCGCCTTCATGGAGTTGCCCTTGCTAACCGCAGCCGAGCGGACCGTCCTCATTGAGTCGGCGTCGGCGCTCACTGAAACAATGCCGGCGCCGCAACTTGTACCCGCACTTCCCAGCGGCGCCGGTCGGCCCGGGGATGATTTCAACGAGCGCGGCGACGTCCGCGCGGTTCTGGTGCGGCACGGGTGGACGCTCGTCCGCGGCGGCGAGAACGAACTCTGGCGACGCCCCGGCAAGGAGGTCGGCTGGAGTGCGACGCTCAAGGAGGGCATCTTCTACGTCTTCTCGACGAGCGCCGCGCCCTTCGACGCCCGACAGGCGTACCCGCCGTTTGCGGTCTATGCGCTCCTGGAACATGGCGGCGACTTCTCCGCGGCGGCCGCTGCCCTCCGCGCGGAAGGCTACGGTGATGATGACGTTGGCGAGTCCGTCGACATCTCGATGCTCCTGGCCCGGGATGAACCACCAGGCGCGCCTCCGCTCGACGACCCCGGTCCATTCCCGACCGAGCTATTGCGGATTCCGGGATTCGTCTCCGACGTGATGGACCACACGCTCGCCACGGCGCCCTACCCCAACCTGGCGCTGGCGTTCTGCGGCGCGGTCGCCCTGCAAGCAGTCTTGGCTGGTCGCAAGGTCCGCGATCAGGCCGACAACCGGACGAACCTCTACCTGCTCGCGCTCGCCTACTCGTCGGTCGGCAAGGACTGGCCTCGCAAGGTCAATACTCACATTCTCCATCGCGTCGGCCTGGTCGACGCGCTCGGCGAAAAGTTCGCCTCCGGCGAAGGGATCCAGGACGCCCTTTTCCTCACTCCCGCGATGCTCTTTCAAACCGACGAGATCGACGGCCTGTTGCAGTCGATCAACAAGGCCCGCGACGCCCGCCATGAAAACATCATGGGGACGCTGCTAACGATGTACTCCTCCGCCAACAGCATCTATCCGATGCGGCGCAAGGCAGGCAAGGAGTCGCCGGGCGTAATCGATCAGCCGTGCCTCGTCGTCTACGGCACGGCGATCCCAACGCATTACTACGAGGCCCTCTCAGAGCGGATGCTCACCAACGGCTTCTTCGCCCGAATGCTGATCGTCGAAAGCGGGCCGCGAAGTCCAGGGCAGGAGCCAGGGATCATCGATCCGCCGGAGAGCGTGATGAACGTCGCTCGCTGGTGGGCCGACTTCAACCCCGGCGCCGGCAATCTGCAGAACTGGCATCCCGAGCCGCGCATCGTGCCGGCCTCCCCGGAGGCGGTCGGGCTGTTGGCCGAGTCGCGCCGAACCGCGGAAGCCGAATATGCCGCGGCCCAGGAGCGCGACGACCCCGTGGGGACCACCGTCTGGGGTCGCGTCCCCGAGCAAGTGAGAAAACTCGCCCTGCTCTACGCGGTGAGCGCGAGCCGCGAAGATCCCGAGATCGACGTCGACGCCGTCCGTTGGGCGAGCGCCTTCATGCTCCACCAGACGCGGCGGATGTTGTTCATGGCTGCCGGGCACGTGGCGGACAACCCGTTTCATGCCGAGTGCCTCAAGCTCGTCCGCAAGCTCCAGGAGGCGCCGGGGCGTCAGCTCACGCACAGCGTGCTGCTCAAGCGGATGAAGATCGACGCCAAGACGTTCACCGAACTGGTGACCACGCTCGAGCAGCAAGGCGACATCGTCACGACGTGCCGTTCGACGGCCGGACGTCCTCACCGGGCCTATCAACTCGTGGGTGAATCAGTAGGTGAAAAGTGAAAGTAGTCAGGTCTCGAAGGTCGTTGGGCGAGAGAAGGAAGGCCGGTATTGGGGAAACAACGGTGAAAGCAGTGAACAGACAAGTGAAGCGATTTGGCGGTGAAAGAAGCGAACGAACAGTCGCGTGGACCTCGGCGTTTGCAGGCTCGGACCTTTCTTCCTTCTTTCACCCGGTCGCACAGAAATATGAATTACTACTACTTCTTTCTACTTTCACCCATACCCACGCATACGCCCGCGCGTACGCGCGTAAGCGCCCGCGTATGAGAGGGGTGGTGAAAGTAGAAGAAAGCCAGCGAGCCAGCGCGACCCGAACGTCGCCCACGGCGCCGCGTGGCCGCGAGCTGGACGCCGATCGCCCCACCGTCGCCTGGGGCGCAGGGCCGCGACACGTGGTCACAGGGTGGCCCAAGCCCCGCCTGCCAGACTGGCAGAGCCAACCGGGCGGCCAGGAGCGGGCCAATGGTTCCTTCCCGGCGCTGTTCCGTCGGAGACGCACGCGGGAACAGCCGCCGTTGTAGAGAGAGTTTGTTTTTTGTGTCCGGATTTTCTTCTGAGGAGGTTTTGTATGTCGCACGAGTCGGGTTCTCGGCCGCCAAGATCACGCGGCCTTCAGTGGTGGAACGAGGCCGTCGTACCGAGTGCCTGCGGCCTTAAGAACTTCATTTGGAACGTCGCGTGGTTCCTCGTGTTTCTCTGTTGGATGTTTTCGTACAACCCGTTTACCCAAGGTGATCGTCATGAAGATCGAGCTTCGTCCGCTATCGAATATCAAACCCTACGAGAAGAACCCCCGCATCAACGATGACGCGGTCGACGCCGTTGTGGCGTCGCTCCGAGAGTTCGGCTTCCGCCAGCCGATCGTCGTCGATGCCGACGGCGTCATCATCTGTGGCCACACTCGCTGGAAGGCAGCGCAGAAGTTGGGCCTCGAAAAGGTCCCGGTCCACGTCGCCAAGGATCTGACGTCCGAGCAGATTAAGGCGTACCGCATCGCCGACAACCAGACGGCCAGCCTAGCCGAGTGGAACTACGATCTCCTACCGTTGGAGCTGGCCGACCTGCAGGCCGTGAACTACGACCTGGGGTTGCTGGGGTTCGACGCCGAGGAACTGGCGAAGCTGCTCGATCCGGGCGTTGAAGAAGGGCTGACCGATCCGGATGAGATTCCCGCGCCACCGGATGAGGCGACGACTCAGCCGGGCGATCTGTGGGTGCTCGGCCACCACCGGCTGCTGTGCGGCGACTCGTCGAAGGTGGAAGACCTCGACCGGCTGCTTGACGGGGCAGTGATCGATCTGGTGAACACCGACCCGCCCTACAACGTGAAGGTCGAGCCGCGGAGCAACAACGCGATTGCGGCGGGGTTGTCGTCTTTCCAGGGAACCACGCACCACCAAGGTCTCGACCTCGCGCGGCATCCCGATAAGGCGAAGCCGACGCAGAAGAAACTGCGGGCGAAGGATCGTCCGTTGGCGAACGACTTCGTCACCGACGAGGCGTTCGATGAGATGCTCCTGGCATGGTTTCAGAACATCTCGCGAGTGCTGAAGCCGGGTGGGTCGTTCTACATCTGGGGCGGGTACGCCAATCTCGGCAACTACCCGGGGCCGCTCAAATCCGCCGGCCTCTACTTCAGCCAGGGGGTCGTGTGGGACAAGCAGCACCCCGTGCTCACGCGCAAGGACTTCATGGGCGCGTTCGAGATCTGCTTCTACGGCTGGAAGGAAGGCGCCGGGCACAAGTTCCACGGTCCCAACAACGCCACCGACCTCTGGCACCTCAAGAAGGTGAACCCGCAGTCGATGGTCCATCTCACCGAGAAGCCGGTCGAGCTGGCCGTGCGGGCGATCCAGTACTCGTCGCTCACCGGCGACAACGTCCTCGATCTGTTCGGAGGCAGCGGCTCCACGCTCATTGGGTGCGAGCAGACAGGACGCAAGGCGTTCCTGATGGAGCTCGACCCGTTGTACTGCGACGTGATCGTCGAGCGGTGGGAGAAGTTCACCGGACGGAAGGCGGAGCGGATTGCCGCCAACGAGAACACCCCGACGCTGGCCGGAGCAGAAGATTGAAGCCGATGCCCGAGGGATTACTGGCCGTTGAACTCCCGCTCGCGAGCGGCCATCTCGTCGTGGAACCGCTGCAACTCGATCTCGTCGTCCGTGGCCGGGCGGACGGTACAGATGTTGATCGGCACGTCGCGACCCAGCTTCGTGCGGAGGTCGACGTACAGCTCGAACAGCTTCGGCATGCCAAGTTCGCGAGCGGCGTCTTCGTTGGCAGCCTCGACCAGGACGTAGCGGGCGAGTGTGGCGACAAGGTAGGTGGTCATCGGTCAATCTCCCAGTTCATCGTAGCCGGCAAGGAAGGTAACGATCGCCCGCAGGTCGCGTTTGACCTTGTTCATCGTACCGACGTGCCCCCAATCGAGGCCGTCGCTTTCGGGCGCCGGCAGGTCGTGGATGCGGCCGTCGATCTCGTCGAGGTAGTGGATCACGAAGGCGTGCGCCTCGACGTAGGCGGCGTTGATCTCGTTGTGGTTCTGTTCGGCGTTGGTTTTGGGTTGGTTCATGGTTGGATTTCCGTTTTCGGCGCTACGATGTGCGGCGCCTCGATCACACAGGAGCCATGTGTTGCGGAAAACATCAAGCGCCGCGCGGCGGGAACCTGGAGGAATCTGCCGCCCGGCGCATGGGTTCCCACGTGGCGCCGTGCGGCGGCCCACCGCGACCTGGCCTTGTCAGGCCAGCCATGCTCGAAGCGCCGCCGTCGTGGCCAACGTCGCGACCGTTTGCTAGTAAAGCGGGCTTTACTAGCGGAAGCGGCTGGTAAAGCCCGCTTTACCAGCCGCCACGAGAAAACGCCCGAGGAGCGAACTCCGCGGGCGTTCCAGGCGGATGGGATCGAGAGCCTACTTGGCCAGGGCGAACTTGCCCCCGTCGGCCTTCTTGAACCGGGACGCCTTCCCCTTAGTTCTGATCTCGCGGGTGAGCGCCGAGTAGAGGGTGCGGTCGGGCGTCTTGCCGCCCGGCGACTTCCAAAGTCCCTTGGCCGCCATCGCTTCAATCAGCTCCCTGGTCGTCATCGCCTCCTTGGCGGTCTTCAGCAGCGTCGCAGCGGCGTCGAGCGCACTGGTCTTCTTGACCTTTGGTTTACTCGCGGCGGACTTGGCGCCCGCCTTGCTGTTCGACTTCCGGGCGGCGGGTCTCTTCGCGGTCTTCGTCTTGGTCATGATCGTGCTCCTCAATCTGGCATGGGATGGAAGGGCTGCCATCGTCAGGCGGCGGGAACCACCCGCCGCGACGCGCCGGCGTCGGCGCGTTTCGGCTTATCGTTTGGGGACGCTGAACACGTGCGCCAGCAGGTTCGGGTAGCACTTCCCCTCGTCGGTCGCGCCGCACAGCGGGCAGGCGTAGGTGGTGCGGTAGTAGGCGTCGGCGCCGCGGCCGACGAGGCGGCGGCTTTGGACGCGTTTCATCTCGACGCGCTTCTGGCATTTCTTGCATCGCGTTTTCATGGGACGGTCTCCGGGTTGGGAAGGCTACAGCTCGATTCGTTCGATCGCTTCGTTGAACTCCTGGACGCCGATCATTTCGAGCAGCGTTTCGCGGAACCAGGCGACCTGGTCGAGGGCCCGTTCGTTCTCTGGGGCGCCGCTGCGGTAGTTGCCGGCGGGCTGCAGCAGGGCGATGATCGCGACCACCCCCTCGGGCGAGAGGTTGTCGCGGATCGCCCGCTCGAAGGCCGCCTGATCGACGGCGCCGGTCATCGGCGCCGGGGTGCGTTTGCGTTTGGACATCGTGGTTCTCCGGTAACAGGTGCGTGGGGACTAGGCGTCAACAGCTTCGTCTACCCGCTCGGCGGCGCACGCGCCGCAGACCAGGACGCCGTCTGGGAACTCGTGCATCGCTTCGTCGGCGCCCCACACATCGCAGTCGTCGCAAGCGCAGAGGCCCGCGGCGCCGAGTGCGTCTTCGATCTGCAGGGCGAGGTCGTTCGCCGTCGTTGCGCCGGGATCGATCTCGTAGGAGTTGGCGAGAAGGCCGCCGGTGGTCGAAATGGTGATTCGCATCGTGGTTCTCCGGTTGGTGGTGAAAGGGGCCGCCGCCCGCACCGCTCGGGCGACGGCGTCGTGCGGTTAGCGGCAGGCCTTGAGGTGCCGGCGAAGTTCGCCCAGCGCGTCGATCGCGTTCAGGTCGTCCTCGCGACCCCAGCGGACCAGCGTCTCGACGGCGTCCCAGGGTTTGGCCGGGTCGACGACGACCGCGTCGCGGCCGTGGCCGTCCTCGTCAACGAGCGTCATCAGGTCGTCCGCAAATTCGATCTCGTAGTCCATCGTTTCGTCTCCCGTTGCGTGATAATGTTCATGCGTACATCGCATGACACGACAGTTACCTCGGGTCGGGGACAACATCCAGCCAAGGGCGAAAAGAATCTGAGAGATTCTTTGGCGGCGTAAAAATGGCCAGTAATCCCGACAATTCGCAGCCCGCCGGCCTCAGCCCGGCCGCCCTCGCGGTGGCCGACGCCGCCAAACTTCTGAGCCGGGTCGGAAATGCGCCGGTCACGCGCGAGATGATCGAGGCGGACGTGGCCGACGGCGCGCCGACTAACGCCGACGGGACGCTTCACCTGGTGCTGTACGCCGCCTGGCTTGTCAGCCGGATGTCGCAGGAAGGATCCCACGATGGCGCATGACGTTCGGCGACTGAGGCCAAGCGATCTCTGTCGGCTGCTCAACTCGACGCCGCTGGGCGAGGTCATCAGCGAGCGACAGCTCCATCGCCACCGCACGCGCGCGGGTCTGCGGATCGGCGATGGCCGGCACGTTGACCTGTTGCGCTACGTCGCCTGGCTCGTCGGCGAGCGGCACGCTCCCAAGACCAAGCCCGTCGGCGATCCCTATGAACGGATGAAGGAGCGGGCCCGCGCGCGGAACGTGGCGATTGCCATTGCCGGACGCGACATCGGCGATCTGCCCGAGGTCGTGAACCCCGGCCGCAAGGCCAAGGCGGCGACCGACTTCCGCTACTTTTGCGAATGTTACTTTCCGCAGACGTTTCATTTGCCGTGGTCGCCCGATCATTTGAAGGTAATCGCCAAGATCGAAGAGGCGGTCCTGCACGGCGGACTGTTCGCGATGGCGATGCCTCGCGGCAGCGGCAAGACGACGATCTGCGAGTGCGCCTGCATCTGGGCGGTGCTCAACGGCCACCGGGAGTTCGTCTGCCTGATCGGCAGCGACGAAGGCCACGCGATGGACATGCTCGACTCGATCAAGATGGAGCTCGACGGCAACGAGCACCTGCTAGCCGACTACCCGGAGGTCGTCTTCCCGATCCAATCGCTCGACGGAATCGCCAACCGCTGCAATGGCCAGCTTTACCAGGGGGAGCGTACTCATATCGGGTGGACCGCCAAGGAGATTGTCCTGCCGACGATGCCCGACAGCCCGGCCAGCGGGGCGATCATCAAGGTGGCCGGCATCACCGGTCGCATTCGCGGCATGAAGTACAAGCGGGCCGACGGCAAGACGGTGCGGCCTTCGCTGGTCGTGCTCGACGACCCGCAAACGGACGAATCGGCGCGGTCACTCACCCAGTGCGCCACGCGCGAGGCGGTCCTCGCCGGCGCCGTGCTGGGCCTGGGCGGTCCAGGCAAGAAGATCAGCGGCATCATGCCTTGCACGGTCATCCGCCCCGGCGACATGGCCGACAACATCCTCGATCGGGACAAGCACCCTGAATGGAACGGCGAGCGGACCAAGATGGTCTACTCGTTCCCGACGGACGAGAAGCTGTGGCAGCGCTATGCCGAGATCCGGGCCAAGAACCTGCGGAACGGGTTGGGGATCAGCGCAGCGACGGACTTCTACCGCGATCACCGCGATGCAATGGACGAAGGCGCCGCGATCGCCTGGCCCGAGCGGTTCAACCACGACGAGCTGTCGGCCGTCCAGCACGCGATGAACCTCAAGCTGCAGGACGAGGCGGCGTTCTTTGCCGAATACCAGAACGAACCCCTTCCCGCCGACGCCGGCGAGGACGAGGATCTGTCGGCGGAGGCGATTGCGGGTAAGATCAACCGCATCGAACGTGGCGTGATCCCGCTTGGCGTCGACCACGTCACCGCGTTCATCGACGTCCAACAGGCGCTGTTGTTCTACGTGGTCGCCGGTTGGGAACGCGACTTCACAGGGTATGTGCTCGACTACGGCGTCTTCCCCGATCAGCTGCGCCCCTACTTCACACTTCGGGATGCGCGGCACACGTTGGCGGCCGTGACGAAGGCCACTGGTCTCGAAGGGTCCATCTACGCGGGCCTCGAAGCGCTCACCGGATCGCTGATCAACCGCGAGTGGCGCCGCGACGACGGCGCTCATCTTCGCATCGAGCGATGTCTCATCGACGCCAACTGGGGGAACTCGACCGACGTCATCTACCAGTTCTGTCGGCAGTCGGCGCACCCTGGCGTCATTATGCCAAGCCACGGTCGGTTCGTTGGCGCCTCCAGCCAGCCGTTCAGCGAGTACAAACGCCGCCCCGGCGACCGCGTCGGCCACAACTGGCGGATTCCCAATGTCCAGGGGAAGCGGGCCGTCCGCCACGTTGTGTTCGATGCTAACTATTGGAAGTCGTTCGTCTATTCCAGACTGGCCGTGCCGATGGGCGATCGCGGCTGTGTCTCGCTGTTCGGCGACAAGCCAGACCGACACCGGCTCTTCGCCGAACACCTTACCGCAGAGTATCGCGTGCGCACCGAAGGTCGCGGCCGGCAGGTTGACGAGTGGAAACTGCGACCCGAGCGCAGCGACAACCATTGGCTCGATTGCCTGGTTGGGACCGCGGTGGCCGCTTCGATCCAGGGCGCCGTGCTCGAGGGGACGCAGGCGACCGCGATGGTAAAGCGTGAGCGGGTGAGTTTTGCGGAACTGCAGCGGAGGCGATGCCGATGACTGCCTCGCGCAGCGAAAGGCCCGCTTGCGGACTCGAATGCCCGCGCTGCGGATGTCGGCATTTCCAGACGACCAACACGGAGCCACTTCGCGACGGGCGAATTCGCCGCCGGAAAGTCTGCCGTCATTGCGGACGAAAAATGGTGACTTACGAGTCGCCTAGTCAATCAACGTTTCGTCCCGATTGCTACCTGTAGCACTTCTTCTCGATTTATTTGCGTTGGGCGCGCAGTGATCGCGCTGGACGGCATATGTAACTAAGGGGCGGCCAAGCAGCTGTCCCGAGTGAGGCCAGCCCATGTCCGACGACCTCGACGAAGCGATCCGCACCAACGCTTCCGGCCCCGCCAAAGCGGCCGGCGACGCCGGCTCCGTCGAGCAACATAAACTCACCGACCAGATCGAAGCGGACAAGTACCTCGCCTCCAAGGAGGCAGCCAAGTCAAAGTCGCGCGGCCTTGCGTTCAACAAATTCGTTCCTCCAGGCGCCGTTTAACATGCTGCGTTGGCTCTCCAAACTCGTCGCAGCCAAGCCACGCCTGGGCACGGACGCCCGGGCCGTGCGGCTGGTCCGCGGGCGATACGACGCGGCGGTCACCAGCGACGATAACCGCCGCCACTGGGCCAACGCCGACGGCCTGTCGGCCAACGCCGCCAACAGCGCGGAAGTACGGCGGCTTCTGCGAAACCGGGCCCGCTACGAAACGGCCAACAACAGCTACGCCCGCGGCATCGTGCTTACCCTGGCCAACGACGTCGTCGGCACTGGCCCGCGATTGCAGTTGCTCACCGACAACGCCGAGGCCAATCGACAGATCGAACGGGCCTTCGAGGCTTGGGCACAAGCCATCGGACTGGCCGAGAAGCTCCGCACGATGCGCATCGCCCGCGCGACCGACGGCGAGGCGTTCGCGGTGCTCACCAGCAACCCCCGCCTGACGACCGACGTTCAGCTCGATCTGCGACTGGTCGAAGCGGAACAGGTGACAACGCCCGACCTCAGTCCGCTCGCGTCTGGCGCTGTCGACGGCATCGTGTTTGATCGGTTCGGCAATCCCATCGAATACCACGTTCTCCGCCAACATCCGGGCGATTCGGCATTCAACCGGGACTACGACCGGTTGCCCGCCGAGAGCGTCCTCCACTGGTATCGCAGTGATCGGCCGGGCCAGGCCCGCGGCATTCCCGACATCATGCCGGCGCTGCCGCTGTTCGCCCAGCTGCGACGCTTCACGCTCGCGGTGCTCGCCGCCGCCGAAACGGCGGCCGACTTTGCCGGTTACCTCTACACCGACGCGCCCGCCAATGGCGAAGCCGACGCCGCCGAACCGTTCGAGCCGATCGAACTCGAAAAACGCGCCCTCGTGACGATGCCGGGTGGTTGGCGTATGGACCAGATGAAGGCCGAGCAGCCTTCGACTTCATTCGCGGAGTTCAAGCACGAGATTCTCAACGAGATCGCCCGCTGCCTCAATATGCCGTTCAACGTCGCTGCCGGCAATTCGTCGGGCTACAACTACGCCTCCGGTCGGCTCGATCATCAGACGTACTTCAAGAGTATCCGCGTCGAACAGGCGCACCTGGAGTGCGTCTTGCTCGACCGAATTCTAGCGACGTGGCTCGACGAGGCGGCGCTCGTGCCAGGCCTCTTGCCGGCTGGCGTCGGCCCGTTCGCCGACTGGCCCCATCAGTGGTTTTGGGACGGGCATGAACACGTTGACCCAGCCAAGGAAGCCAACGCGCAAGCGACACGGCTTGCAAATCACACGACGACCCTCGCCGACGAGTACGCCCGTCGCGGCCAGGACTGGGAAGCGCAACTGCGCCAACGGTCCAAAGAACTCTCACTAATGACGGAGCTTGGCCTCTCGCTCGCGCAAGGCCTGCCCACTGCCCGGACCACCGATACGGAGCCCACGGATGAAGACGAAGTCCCGTCCCGCGCCGCCTGAAACGCACCAATCGCTCACGCTCACAGCCAATGCCCAGTTCGATCTGGAAGCAGCCGGCGAGGGCGCGGCGAGTCTGCCCCGGTTCCGCATGGTCGCCTACACGGGCGGTCCGATGCGCGTCGCCGGCTGGCGGTTTCCGGTGATCCTCGACCTCGCCGGGCTCGCCATCCCATCGCAAGCGAGGCCAATCCGCTTCGGGCACGATCCCCTCGCGGGCGTCGGCCACACCGACGGGATTCGAGTCGAGGGCGGCCAGCTTGTCGCCACAGGCCTTGTGTCGCGTGACACCTCCGCCGCCCGCGAAGTGGTCGCGAGCTCGAAGAACGGTTTTCCGTGGCAGGCGTCGGTGGGAACCAGCGTCGAGGAGTTTGAGTTCGTCAAGGAAGGACAGCAGGTCATGGTCAATGGCAACCACCACAGCGGCCCGGTGAACGTCATCCGCAAAGCGACGCTGGGGGAGATCAGCTTCGTGGACCTGGGCGCCGATGGGGCGACCAGCGCGAGCGTCGCGGCTAGTGGAGCCACGGCTCCCGAAGAAGATCTCACGAACGAGGCCAACGCCTCGTCCGCCGCCGCGACTGCGACTGTGGATTCGTCCGCTGCCGCACGCTCGGTAGCCGAGGAGATTCGCGCAGCGGCCGCCGCTGAAACCGAGCGGATCGCCGGCGTCCAGCGTCTCTGCAGCGGTCGATCGCCGGGCATCGAAGCCCGCGCGATCCGCGAAGGCTGGACGCTGCAGCGGACCGAACTGGAGATCCTCCGCGAAGCGCGTCCCGCCGCGCCCGCCATCCACGCAATCGACAACTCGCTCTCCGGAACCGTCCTGGAAGCGGCCTGCCATCTCACCGCGGGACTTGCCGACGTCGAGACGAACTACGACGACCGCACCCTCGAGGCGGCCTCGCGGCGCTTTCGCGGCGGCATCGGCTTGCAGGAGCTGCTTCTGGAGGCGGCATGGGCCAACGGTTATACGGGGCGCAACTTCCGCGACAGCCGCGCCGTGTTGCGACATGCCTTCAGCCACAGCGTCGAAGCGGGCTTTTCGTCGATCGACATCGGCGGGATCCTCTCGAACGTCGCCAACAAATTTCTGCTCGAAGGTTTCTTCAGCGTCGAGCGGACGTGGCGCAATATCTGCGCGGTCCGCAACGTGAGCGACTTCAAGACTGTCACCAGCTACCGGCTGATCGGCAAGGATCAGTACGAACTGGTGGCGCCAGGCGGCGAGCTGAAGCACGGCACGCTGGGGAACGAGCAGTTCACTAATAAGGCCGACACCTACGGCCTGATGCTCCAGATCGATCGTCGCGACTTCATCAACGACGATCTGGGAGCCATCACCACCGTGCCCCGTAAGCTGGGCCGGGGATCGGGCCTGAAGATCAACGACGTCTTCTGGACGACGTACCTGGCCAACGCCGCTTTTTTCACGGCCGGGAACAACAACTACATCTCGGGCGCCGACACGGCTCTGTCGATCGACGGGCTGACCACCGGCGAAGTGATGTTCATGAACCAGGTCGACGGCGACGGCAAGCCGATCGGCGTCATGCCGGCGATCCTGCTCGTGCCGACGGCGCTCTCGGCCACCGGCACGCAGTTGTTCAAGTCGATGGAGCTACGCGACACGACAGCCAGCACCAAGTATCCGGTCAGCAATCCTCACCAGGGCAAGTTCCGTGTGGAGGTGAGTCGCTACTTGGCCAACGCCGTCTACCCCGGCAACTCGGCCAAGGCGTGGTATCTGCTGGCCGAGCCCGCGGACCTGCCGGTGATCGAGGTCGCGTTCCTCAACGGGCAGGAGTCTCCCACGATCGAAACGGCCGAGGCCGACTTCAACGTCCTGGGCGTCCAAATGCGGGGTTACCACGACTTCGGCGTGGCGCTGCAGGATCATCGCGGCGGACTCAAGAGCAAGGGCGAGGCGTAATCGCCGCTCTCGCGTTGATCACACCACTGACATCCGAGGAAATGTTCAATGGCTAAAGCCACATTCATCCAAGAAGGCGCCGTCATCAGTCACACTCCAGTCGCCGACGTGCCCGCCGGCACGATCGTTCGGCAGGACTACTGGGTCGGCGTCGCCAAGCAGGCCATTCCCGCCGGCAAGCAGGGAGTTCTTTCGGTCGCCGGCGTCTTCGACTTCCCGAAGCCCGCTGGCGCCGGCGTCGCGTTCGGCATGGGCACGGACGTGTACTGGAATGAATCCAATGCCATCGCCTACCCGGGCATGCTCGACGCCGGCGATGTGTTCATTGGACACTCCGTGGAACCAGCTCCCGATGACTCTCCGACCGTGCGAGTTCGCCTTCAATACGCGCCGAACTCGCATAGCGCCTAGCCGGCCCGTCGCGGACTATTCCATTTCGATTCACCAGTTATTTCCTCAGGAGATTTCAGCATGAAACGGCTTATCCTTGTGCTCGCGGTTCTCATCGGCTCGGTAGGGACGGTGCCCGGCGAAGCGGCCGCCTGTAATCTGCGGTTCCGCCCCAGCCCGCCGCGCATCACGGCGCCGCTGAGGGTTCTGCGCGCTCTGCGCCCTCAAGCATGCGACTGTCGACACTGCCGGCGTCTCCACATCGAGCGGAGTCACAGGCGCATCGTGGATGAGGACCAGCGGATGATCTTCGAGCGATCAGTGGTGCGACATCGCTCCGTCGTTCGTTGACCGAGATCGCGTCATTGCGTTTACCATCGTTCGCCCTGAGGAACCTATGAAGTTCTGGTTTTGTTTACTGCTGACGCTGGCCGGTCCGTCGCTAACAGCGGCGGACGGCGTCGCCCAGCCGGCCGTCGATCTGCCTACTGAGATCCGCCAGTGGTTTCGCAATCCTGACGGCTCGTGCGTCCAGTGCTCCATCGGCATGTGCGGCGTCGATCAGAACGTCCCGGCCGCCGCGACGCTCCTCTGGGACACCGAGTACGGTCCGAAGGAGCGCGGCGGTTCGTACCCGCAGCGAGTCAGCGCCTACTGCGACAAGCGGGGCATCCGCGCCTACAACGTGACCGGCAGCACGACCTTCGACTGGATGCGCTGGGCAACGGCCACCGGTCGAGGCGCGGCGATCGGCGCGGGGCGGGCGCATTTCCAGACGCTTATGGGGCACGATCCGCAGGCTGGCCGGTGGTACGTCTGCAACAACAACTCGCCCAAGAAAATCGACGAGTACGACGACGCCCAGTTCCGCCGGCTTCATTTGGCGAGCGGCCCCTGGGTCGTGATCCTCGACTACCCGCCCCACCCGGAGCGGCCTCGTTACGTCCAGTGGTGGTGATCTGTTATTTCAAACCTTGGAGAGGGATATGCGGGGAGTAATGTTTGCGATTGTGATGTGTGCTTCGGCCATGCCGGCGATGGCGCAAGATGCTGAAGTCGATCAGACCGCGATCCTGCGGCTGGGCAATCTCGTTCAATACGTCGGCGACGGAGCCCGCGCCGACGGTGAAGTCGATGCCTTCGCCGAGGCGATGGCCCCGCCCGCCAGCGATGCGGACAAGTGGTTCATCAGCGTCCTCACCACCCGAGGCTGCTCGGGGTGTGAACTCTTGAAGCAGCAGTGGGCCAAGGATCCGTGGCTGCTGGCCCTGGCCAACCCCAACGATCCCAAGCAGTCATGGGCCCATTACAACGTCTACGACGCGAGCGATAAGAGTCAGGACTTTCGCTTCGACAACGTGAAGGTGTCGGTCTACTCGACAATCCTCGTTCAGCCGCCCCGCACCGGACGGTACGGCGAGCCTTCAACGATCGTGTTTCAGGGGGTGTACGAGAACGATCCCGAAAAACTCGCCCGCGGCATTACGACTGCCATTCGGAAGTACGTCGCCAAGTTTCAGGAGGCGCCCGTCGCGCCCCCTGCGTCGGCCAGCGGAGGCTATGGCGCCGACCCGCCCTGGACGCCGACGCCGCGCGTCGATCCGTGGCAACCGACGCCCCAAGTGTCGCCGTTTGATCCGACGATCCCGCCGCAACCGGCGCCGCAGCCGACGCCGGCGATTTCAAGTCCGTGGGTTGCAATGGTCTGGCCGCTCGTGGCGCCGGCGGTGGTCGCAGGGGTCGCCTGGCTCGCCTATTCCATCCGAGCTAAGCGCCTGGCCGACGGCAAACAACCCATCGTTGATCAGGCGACGCTCGACCAGATCCTCGCGCTGCTGAAGAAAGTCGCCGAGACGCCTCCGCAAACGCCCAAGACGTAAGCCATGCAGGATCTGTTGCGTGACGGACAATCCTGGCTCGCCGATCAGCTCCACGAGCATGTGGCGACCGAGGTCGTCTATCGTCGCGGCGTCGAGGACGTAACAGTGCGTGCCACGATCGGCCGGACGCTGCTGAAGCTCGACGACGGGATGGGCGGCGTGCGGATGGAGTGGACCGACCGAGATTACTTGATCCGTGCGGCGGATTTGGTGCTGGGAGGGAGCCCGGCGCCCCCTCAGCGCGGAGACCAGATTCGAGAAGTGGTGGGCGCGGAGACGCTCGTCTACGAGGTCCTCGCCCCGGGCGGCGAACCGCCCTGGCGGTGGGCCGACCCGCACCGGCAGATGTACCGCATTCACACCAAACAGATTTCCTGATGGACCAGACCACCGTCTCCGCCTTCGCTCACGGCACGATCCGCGTCGGCTCGTCGCTCGCCACGGCGGCGCCGCTGTGGATCAAACCCTACAAGTCGATCGGCGTCGGCCTGCCGACGACTGGCGCGGTCGACGTCTATGCCAGTTTCGACGGCATGACGTACTTCGCCTTCGAATGGGGCCTGGTTGTAGAGGAGCAGTTCATGAAGTGTTGGGAGGTGAGCATCCCCGCCCAATGGCTGAAGTTCGTTGGCCGTTCGACGGTCGACACCGAAGGACTGCCTGACGGCACGATCCTAGCCTGGGGAGGCAAGTCGTAGATGGCCACGATCATCGACATCGCCGACTCGGTCGTCGCGGAACTGAACAACCACTCGTTCAGCCAGCCGGTAACGGCGGTGCGGCACTACGCGCCGCAGTTCGAACTGGTTGAGATGACGACGCTCCATGTGACGGTCGTCCCGAAGGGGCTTAGCTCGACGTCGCTCGATCGGAGCCGCGACACTTTTGAGTATCAGATCGATCTGGCCGTGCAGCAGAAGGTCGATCAGGCCAATCCGCCGCTCGATGCGCTGATGACGCTCACCGAGGAGATTGCCGATCACTTTCGCACTGGGGGCTTGGCGAGTTTTCCCGCGGCGCGGTGTACCGAGGTGGTGAACGAGCCAGTGTTCGCGCCGGAGCATCTTACGGAGCTGGGGCAGTTCACCAGCGTTATCACCCTCACGTTCAAGGTGTGGCGATGATTGCGACGCGCGCCAAAACGAAATTCGACAAGCAGAAGGTCCTGGTGAAAACCAAGCAGGCCAACATTACCAGCCTCGGCCATGCCGGCGCTGCGCTCCGGCTGACCGCCCGCCGCAGCATCCGCACCCGCAAGAAAGCCTCTCCCCCCGGCACGCCGCCGCACACCCGCCGTGGCCAATTGAAACGGGCCATCGCCTATGCCGTCGATAAGCAGCGCGGCGTCGTGGCGATCGGCCCCGAGCGCGACGGCGTCGGCACGAGCGGCTCCGCGCACGAATTCGGCGGCCGTTATCGCCGCGAGCGTTATCCCAAGCGACCCTACATGGGTCCCGCTCTCGAGAAACTCCAGGACCGCCTTCCCGACTTCTGGGCCAACTCGGTCCGTTAACGAAGGAACAGCAACATGGCCATCCGACTCGGCCTCGACGCCAAGCTCTATCGCAACACCGGCACCATCGGCAGCAACCTGTGGTCGGTCGTCGACAACGTCCGCGACGTGACGCTCAACCTCGAAACGGGCGAGGCCGACGTCACCACCCGCGGCAACGACGGCTGGCGGGCGACCGTCGGCACGCTGAAAGACGCGGGAATTGAATTCGAGATGGTGTGGGACACCGAGGACGCCAACTTCGCGGCGTTCAAGGACGCCTTCTTCGACGGCACGCCCATGGAACTGTTGGTGGCCGACGGCAGCATGGACGCCGCCGGCGCTCAAGGGCTGCGGGCCGTCTGCCGGATTATCACGTTCACCCGTAGCGAGGCGCTGGAGGAGGCGCTCACCGTGAGCGTCACCGCCAAACCGACCTACTCAACCACGCCGCCAGAGTGGGTCACCGGCCCGATTGAGTTTGACGCCTGATAGGAGAGCCTGATGCACACCTTCGCCGATAACCTGGGCCGCACGTGGTACGTGGCGATCAACGTCGCGACGATCCGCCGCGTCCGCGCCGCTTTGGGCGTCGACCTGTACGCGATGGTCGACGACGGGATGCAGGAGCTCGGGAAGCTCGTTTCCGATCCGGTGCGGCTGGCCGACGTGCTGTACGTGCTGTGCCGGGAAGACGCCGAGGCGAAGAACATCAGCGACGAGGACTTTGGGCGGGCGCTGGGCGGCGACGCCATTGCAGCGGCGGCCGAAGCACTGGTGGAGGAGCTGGTTGATTTTTTCCCCGAGGAGCGGAGCCGGGCGGCGCTGCGCCGGGTGATCGAGGCGGGCCGCCAGGTACGAACCAAACTGCTGGAGCATGCCGAGACGATGCTCGACGAGCTGAACGTGGACTCCTGCGCCAGCGCCTTGATCAGTTCGTACTCGAGCTCGCGGGCGTCGTCGGCGTCGACCCCGGCAGCTTCACCCTCCGCGAGCTCGTCGTGATGGCCGAAGCCCGCAGTCGCCAGGCGTGGAACCATACCTCCGCGCTACTGGCGATGCTGGCCAACGTCCATCGCGATGTGAAGAAGTCCCGGGCCTTCAAGCCGGCGGATTTTCATCCGCATCGGCGGGGCGAGAAGCGCATCGCCGGCAAGGTGGGGATCGGCGTCTTGAAGCAGGTGTTCGTTGATCGTCGTCCAGGAGGTTAGCCGTTGGCCAGTACGTCGAACATCCGCGCCGGCGCCGCTTACATCGAGCTGTATGCCAAGGACAACCGCCTCACGAAGGGGCTCAATGCCGCTTCCGCCAAGCTGAAGGCGTTTGGCGCAGGGATTACCTCCGTTGGGACGAAGCTCGCCGGCATTGGCGCTGGGATCGTGACGCCATTTGTCGGCGCCGCCAAGGTGTTTGCCGACATCGGCAGCGACTTACTCGATATGAGCCAGCGGACCGGCGTGTCGGTCGAGGCGCTATCGGAGCTGGGATTCGCCGCCGATCAGACTGGCGCCGACATGGCGACGCTCGAGGCGGGGCTGCGGCGGATGCAGCGAACCATTCTCGACGCCTCCGACGGAATGGCGAGCGCCGTCGATGCGCTGGCACATCTAGGGCTGTCGGTCGACCAACTCCAGAATCTCTCGCCCGAAGATCAGTTCAAGCTGATTGCCGATCGTTTATCCCATGTGGAAGACGCCACGATGCGGGCCGGTCTGGCGATGGTCCTGTTGGGCCGTTCAGGGACGCGACTCTTGCCGCTGTTCCAGGAAGGTGCCGCCGGCATTGAAGAGCTGCAGCAGCAGGCCCGCGAACTGGGCCTTACCATCGCCACCGAAGATGCCCAGGCCGCCGAGGCGTTTGGGGATCAAATGGCGACGCTCTGGACGGTGCTGAAGCGGGCCGTGTTCACGATCGGCTCGGCGCTGGAACCCTTGCTCTCGCAACTGGCCGACACGATCACTCGCGTTGCGACGACCGTTTCGGCCTGGATCGCTGACAATCGGCAGCTCGTAATGACGGTCTTCAAGGTCGGCGCTGCGGTGCTGGCCGGCGGAGCGGCGCTGGTGGCCTTGGGCGCCTCGATCAGCGGCCTGGGCGTGGCGCTCGGCGGCATCGCCACCCTCATTACGGCGGCCGGCGCCGCGATCGGCACGCTGGGGACGATCATTGCGTCACTTGTGTCACCCATCGGGCTGGCGATCACGGCAGTCGGGTCGCTAGCGGCCTACATCATCTACGCGACCGGCGCGGGCGGCGATGCGCTTGCCTGGCTTGGAGATCAGTTCGGCGTGCTGAAGGACACGGCACTGGCCGCCTGGAAGGGAATCGGCGACGCGTTGGCCGCCGGCGACTTGGCGCTGGCCGCGAAGATCCTCTGGCTCACGCTCAAGATGGAGTGGCAGCGCGGCGTCAACTTCCTCGAGGCCCGTTGGCTCGACTTCAAGGGCGTGTTCGTCGGCGTCTGGCAAAGCGCCGTCTTCGGCATCGCCCGGCTGATGACCGACGCCTGGGCCGGGCTGCAGGTGGCGTGGATCGAGACGATCGGCGTATTGTCGGATGCCTGGACGGGGTTCATCGGTTTTCTGCAGAAGGGTTGGAACCATTTCGCCGGGTTCTTCAAGAAGGTCTGGGCACGGATCAAGGGACTCTTTGGCGACACCGACGCCGACGCCGAGATCGCCCGCATTAACGCCGAGGTGGCCCAGCAGGACCAGGCGATTTCCACGAAGCGCGACGGAACGATCGTCGAGCGCGAGCGCGCCCGGCGTCAGGCGCGCGACCGGATCGAACGCGATCGCGTCGGCGCCCAAGGCGCGCTGGACGACATGCAGTCGACCGAACAGGCCCAGCGCGAGGCGAAGCACCGCGCAGCGCTGGCCGCCTCGGAGACGGAACTGGAGAAAGCGCGACGCGAGTGGCAGGAGGCATTGCAGGGCGCGGCCGACAAGCGCGCGGAGGTTGAGACGAAAGGGCCGGATCGTTTAAAGCGGCCGACGGCTGAACTGCCCACCGCCGAGGGGCTCGACGCCCTGATGACCGACACCCGCAAGAAGATCGACGTCGTCGGCTCGTTCAACCCGCTCGCCGCCCGCGGCCTCGGCGCCGACAGTCTCTCCGAGCGGACGGCCAAGGCGACCGAGCAAGTCGCGGCCCATACCAAGCTGCTGGTCCGCGAGGCCCAGCATGGCGGACTCGTCTTTAGCTAAGGAGTCCTCCGGTGGCCACGATCCGCGAACGCTACGACAGCCGCGAGGCGACCGAAGGGGCCGAAAGCCCGTCGGTCGACCTTATATATATAGTCGAGGGTACTGAGGACGACGCGGCCGTCCGGACGCTCGTCGAATCGACGATTCCCGGCTTCTATGCGGGGCTTACCTTCCAGACCTACCACATCAACCATGAGGGTGGCGGCATCTGGGAAGTGACCGTCCGCTACGGCAAGAAGGAGCCGAAGGAAACGGGCGAATCGAGCTTCTCCTTCGACACCGGCGGCGTCACCGCCCACATCACGCAGTCGCTCTCCACCGTCAACAAGTACGCCCCCTCGGGCACGGCGCCCGACTGCCAAGGGGCCATCGGCGTCACTGGCGATTCGGTCGAAGGGACCGACGTCACCGTCCCGGTCTACAACTTCACCGAGACGCACTATCTCCCTGATGCCGCAGTGACCGGCGGCTACAAGCTAACGCTATTTCAGTTGACCGGTCGGGTGAACAACGGCGTGTTCAAAGGCTTCGCAGCGGGCGAAGTGTTGTTCCTCGGCGCCAGTGGCGCCAAACGCGGCACGGAGGATTGGGAGATCACCTATCGCTTCGCCGCCAGCCCCAACGTGACGGGGCTGGCCGTCGGGCCGATCACCGGCATCGCCAAGCTTGGCTGGGAATATCTGTGGGTTCGCTACGCCGACGCCGAGGATGAAAACGTCCTGGTCAAGCAGCCGATCGCCGCCTACGTCGAGCGGGTCTACGAGCTGGGCAACTTCGCGGCGCTGGGGATCGGAGCGTAGCGCATGGCGGGTGATCCCCTCAAGAAAGTGCAGTCGGGCGAGCAGCTTCGCATTCCGGCCGAAGCGTACAACGCGTTCGTCGATGCGGTGCGGTCGACGCGCTCGCAGCACACTCTCGGCGCAGAGGCGCAAAGCGCGCTGCGCCAGACGACGCTCGCCAAGGTGAAGAACCTCTCTGGCGCCAACCGCGAGCGTTTCTCGATCCTGGCGCTCGATGCGCCGATCGTCACGCCAGGGGCTAATGAACAAGAGTTCCTCCGACAGACGACCTTCAGCGGCGTGCTTCCAGCCACCGGCTATGAGGCACGCTTCGGCGTGCTGCTGGAGCCGCTTGCGCCCGGCAAGATCGGTCTGGCGGCAGTCGCCGGCGTCATGCCGGTAAAACTCTTCGTCAATGGATCGGTCATCTACGACCACGCCGAGATCTGGCCCGGCTCGAGCGAGGTATTGCACAACGTGCCGCATGGCTCGGCGCGGGTGCTGTGGGTCGAGCCCAGCGGCGGACTGGTGCGGTGGGCCGTCGTCCGGATCGACGACGGCGATTACGAAGCGCATGTGCTGGTGACCAGCAACATCCCCGACGCCGGCGGAACGTTTCCGGGGCTGGTCCAGCGGTTCGTTGGCGGCGGTTGGGTGACGCTGTTTCCCTGTAAGGCGATGGACATCAACTGATGAACGGCCCTCGTCGTTACTTGGCGAAGCACCTAGCGACCGAGGGGGGCGTTCCACTCTACGGCTTCGGTTGCCGCACGCCGGACGAAGGTCAGGTCGGCCGGTCGCTGATGCGCTACTTGGGCATGCAGGGCGGCGTGCCGCTCTACGGATTTTCGCGCTGCGAGTTTCCGCGGATCGGTCGATTTCTCATGCGCTATCTCGGCATGGATGGCGCGGGTCTTCCTCTCTATGGACTGGGATGCTGCGGTCACGAGTCGTCGAGCGGCTCGTCGGGTAGCTCTGGCTCCAGCGGCAGCAGCGGCTCGTCCGGCAGTTCCGGGTCGGGCAGCGGGCCATCGGGATCAGGCGGTGGATCAGTGGGGTCAGCTTCCGCTGGAAGCGGTTCGCAATCCGGAAGTGGATCAGGCGGAATTGGCAGCGGTGACGGGTCTGGCTCGAGCGGCTCCTCGGGGAGCTCGGGCTACAGCGGGTCGAGCGGGTACAGCGGCTCCTCTGGGTACTCGGGGTACTCGGGCTATTCAGGATACAGCGGGTACTCAGGGTCGAGCGGCGCCTCGCTCGGCTCATCGGGCTTGGGTTCAAGCGGCGCAGGATCAAGCGGCGCAGGCTCCGCGAGCGGAGGGTCGCTTGGTCCATCGGGCGCAAGCGGATCGCAAAGCGGCGGGTCAGGCAGTGGACCTGGCGGCAGCGGCGCATCAGGCGGTTCTGGTGGAAGTGGCGGTTCGGGAGGCAGCGGCGGTTCTGGCGGCAGTGGCGATTCAGGTTCCGGCGGCGGCGGATCAAGCGGCGGTGGTGGCTCGAGTGGAGGAGGCGGTTCGGGAGGCGGAGGATCGAGTGGCGGCGGAGGCGGTTCCAGCGGCGGAGGGTCCTCTGGCGGCGGCTCGTCCGGCGATGGATCGGGCGACGGTTCCTCCGGCGACGATGGCGGCTCCTCTGGCGACAGCGGCCCGTCGAACTCCTGCCCCGACGAAGGCTGGCAGATGTCCGCCAGCGGCGGCGCTTCGTGGAGCGGCGGCGGCTGGGTGCTGCGGATCAGCTTCGAGACATCCGAGAACTGCGGCGGAGAGAACGCCAACGTCCAGTCGGGCTACGCTTCACGCCGCGTCTGCCTTGCGGCGCCGTCGCGGCTCACCGTCCGCATGAGCGGTAACGTCGAGACCCACAACGCCGGCTACGAACTGGCCGACGCCCGCGTCGACGGGGGCATCATCTGCGCCGGCGGTTCTTACGGCGAATCAGGCCAGTGCGCGATGCGTCAGGCGAACGCCGACGGCTCAGTTGACCTCGAAGCCGGCGATCACCTCATCGAACTGTCGGCCAGCACGGTCGACGAGCTTTATCACTCCGGCGCCTACTGGCGCTACGACCTTTCTTGGGAGCCCCAATGACGACCTCCATGCTTGACGCTTCGCTCGAACTGGCCCGGCCGACCCATTGCGCCGCGGCAACCGACCGCGTGCCGGTCGATGAGATGATCCGCCTCATCGACGCCGCCCCGCCCGGGCCCTGGCCCTGCGGCTGGGCGACCTGGGAGAACGTGATCGAAGCCCATCGTCAGCTGGCCGATCGGTTCAGCGGCGCGCTCACCCCTAATCGCGAGGCGTATCCGCAGGAGCGCGGCATCGTCATCGCTGGCGGCGGCCTCAAATATTTCCCGAGCGTGTGGGTGAACGTGAACCTCATCCGCCGCTTCGAGTGCGAGCTGCCGATCCAGCTTTGGTACATGGGGGACAACGAGTGCGATCCCTACATGAAGCGATTGCTCGAACCGCTGGGGGTCGAATGCGTCGACGCCCGGAAGTACGAGCATGAGCATCCTTGCCGCATCCTCTGCGGGTGGGAACTGAAGCCCTATGCGGCGCTTCATTCGCCGTTCGCCGAAGTGCTGTTCCTCGACGCCGATAACGGCGTGGTCCGCGATCCG